CCGGACGCGACGGCGAACAAGAGCCGGATCCTAATCGGCGACTTCTACCTGATGAGCTGCTCTGCGCAACGCAAGGCAGACATTGAGGAGTACGGTCACGATGGTGACACCGGCCAATACTTTGCCGACATCATCGAGGACCGGATTATCAAACACAAGGGCGGCACGGACCTTCTGCGAGGCCTAGGAGGTCTCCAGCAGCGTCACGTGCAAGTAGAAGAGTACGGCGAACATGGCATGGAACACGGCCATACAACTCTCGAGACACAACTGTAGCGGAGAACTGTAGCGATGGCAGACAACGCAGTTAGATACGGCATTCGGTGGTCGACCGCGATCAATGGCCATGCCTGCCCGAAGGGCGTGCCGATGGACGTCGCGTCGGGCCAGGTCTTTACCTTTGACGCGGCTACGGCGGGCCGGCTTCAGTCTGGAGATCCGGTCTCCCGCATTGCGGGCGGCACGATTGACCACACGGATCCCGGCGCGGCCGTCGGGAACTGGGGCATCGTGGTCGGTATCGGCCATGACGGCAAGGTCTTCAACTCCTCGATTGGTAACAACGGGGTGCTCCATCCGACGTCCTTCGTCTCCAGCGGCATCGTCCCGCCGAGTACCGACGAGCGCACGATCGTCCTCGTCGTGCAGGCCGGTGGGGTCTTCTGGGAAATCGACGCGGCTCCGGCCCTGACATCGGGCAAGTCGACCTACGCGGATTGGCAGGCGGTGTTCGGCCTCAACGCCGACCATGTGTTTACTGCTCCCGCGGCGGGCGACCTGAACGCCACCCCCGAGCTCGGCATATCAGTCGCCGCGCCCGGTGCAGCGATGTGGCGTATCGAACGGCTGTCTCCGAATCAGTCCAACGAGGACCTCTCGGGAGAGAATGTCAAGCTGATTGTCACCCTCAACGAAGGCCAAGCGCCTCCTTACGGAACTGCGAGCATCTAGGAGATAACAACTATGTCCGCAGGAACCGTATTTACCTCCACCATCGCCAACGCACTCAAGCGTACCCTCGAGCTCATCGTTACCGACAAGGGCTACGAGGACAAGCTCGTCATGCCTCGCTGGCTCGATGAGCGGACCATGAGCGACAACTACGAGGACGACCTCGAGATTGCCGGTCCTGGCCTCATCGCCGAGAAGGCCGAGGGTGCAGAGATGCAGCTCGGAACGATCAAGGAAGGCGTTATTACGCGGTACATCGCGCGTACGTTCGCCCTCAAGCTGATCATCACCGAGGAGGCCATCGAGGATAACAAGTACGTCCAGGTTATCCAGGCGGCCAAGCGGCTACGTCGAGCGCTGTACAAGACGGTCGACATCGACTCTTCGCTCATGCTCGTTCGGGCATTCAACACCGACTTCGTGGGTGGCGATGGCCAGCCCCTTGGCTCCGCATCTCACACTCTCCCGCACGGGGGCACGTTCTCCAACATCATGGCGGTACCCATGTCGCCGTCACGTGCCTCCGTCATTCTTGCGACCTCGCAGCTGCGCAAGCTGCCTGGCCACGACGGGGTGATCGAGGGCTACGAGCCCAAGGTCGCCGTGTACCCCGTAGATCAGTGGGGCGATTGGTCGGTCATTCTCAAGAGCCCGTTTGCTCCCGAGCAAAACGAGTTCAACGCGATCAACGTGGTGAACCGCGAGCTCGACATCCGACCGGTCTCCAATAAGTACTGGTCGAACACCACGACCAACTGGGCGCTCCTGACGGACTGCGACTACCCGCTCAACTGGAGATGGCGTCGTAAGCCCCGCTCGCGCACGTGGGTTGACAACGATCAAGAGCTCATGAAGCACGGTATCAGCGCTCGCTGGGCCCGAGGCTGGAGTGATCCCCGCTGTTTCTTTGGCGTCAACGCATAGAGGCCGAGCGCCTCGGGGACGGGAGGCACCATGCGAAGTGTAGGCAGGAAAAGACCGTCCGCGTCCCCGGTGGGGGACTTCCAGGCGCTGTGCGATCAGTGCGGCGTCCAGTGGTACCGGTACAGGTTGCGTCGGGACGCGTCGGGATTCTTGACGTGTCCCGACGACCAGGACGTGGGGCACGACTCGGTCACACTCTCGCGGGAGAACGCGGCGGATGCGGCCCGGTCTCGTGGTGTCCGGGCGAACAACGACGGCGCGAACTACGACCAGACTGACATCGACGAGGAGGCCGTCCATTTCAACAACGCCGAGGAGGCGGGGCTGTGACTGTATCGACCAGCGTAGGGCGCAAGTTCACGATCGATACGATCATCACGATCGCGTTTCGGCGAGCGGGCATCACCACGATGACCAAAACGCCGCAGCTAGACGAGATACAGCACGGTCGCCTTGTCCTTGAGGAGGTCACCGACGAGCTTGCTGTGTTCGGGACGTTTGCTAGGGTGTCTAGCTTTGTCAACGTCGCCATCACGAAGGGGACGACACGCTACGACATGTCGTCCGATGTCCTCGACCTGCTGTCGCCGGCCATGTACATCGACCCGACGAATGACGACGTCGACAGGGCCGACGGCGAGACGCCCATCGACTTGGTGCGCGAGGAGGAGTGGACGAAGTATAGTTCCAAGTCGGCATCCGGGCGACCGGTCAAGATGTACGCAGACCGCTCGGCCAAGAACGACATCATCACGGCGGTGCTTTGGCCCGTGCCGGACGAGGAGGGTGCTACGGTTCGCTTCTTCGTTCAGCGCCGGCTCGCGGACACTGACGACGGCGGCGCGACGCTGGACCTTCAGACCTACTGGAACCCCTACATCATCTCGAGGCTTGCCGCCCGGCTTGCCATGGACAACTCGCTCGAAGCCCGCGCGGCTAGCTTGGACGCCGTGGCCGAGCGGCAACTCTTGTTCGCACGGGGCATGGCCAATGAGCGCCCGGGCAATCAGATCTACGTAGACCACGACACTGGGAGCTGGCATGCCTAATCTGCTACCGAACGGCATCGGTGGGCTCGTTGCCGACGACCTCATCACCGCTAAGAACCTACAGCTCTCGAGCCCCGCACGGATCTGGTACGTCGACTCGGTGACGGGGGACAGTGGGAACAGCGGCAAGGACCGCAAGTTCCCACTGGACACGATTGCTAACGCCTTCTTAGCCTTCTCTGGCGACGACAACATCATCGTCTGCCTGAACACGCACAAGGAGGAGATCTCCTCTGAGATCAACGTCAACTCTGCCACCACGATTGTTGGGGAAGGGGCAACGGCAGGTGTCCCGGACGTAGAGCTCACCTTGGCTCCGGGCTCGGCAAACATGTTCTCGTTCAATCAGGGCCTCGGTTGCGTCGACATACGAAACCTGCACTTTATGCCGCCGGGCAACGCCGTCTCGCCTGCGATCAGCACCGGCTCTTACATCATAGCCAATCAGCCCGCGTGTCAGATACTCGGGTGCCACTTCGACTTCGACGAGTTCAGCGGAGACGATGGCATCATCATGTCGACGGGTTCAGACTACTGGACCTACGAGAACAGCGTCTTCACGAATGTGGATCTCACCGAGCCGGTGGTCGCCCGGCCGCAGCCTGCGATCCGCATCGAAGGTGCCGGTGCGCTCAAACGCCTGGTCATGTGTGGATGCACGTTTGACGGTGGCCTCCATGGGTTCGACGACGGCAGTCAGAACCCCTACGCATTCGACGGGTCGATCCAGGTGATCAATCAGCTGCGCATCTTGCGAATGAGCCTCTTGCGTGGGGCTGACTTCAAGCTGCACGTCGACTCAACCGGCTACGTCGAGGTCACCCAGGCCACCGGCCACGCGAAGGTGGAGTGGTAGCATGCACCTCGTATCCGCACTGGCATCAGGGATCTCCGGAGCCGAGAACGGCCAGGCCACGTTCAACTTCCGGGGCTCGGGCACGCCGACGACAGTGTTTAGGGACTTCGAGGGCCAGGACCCTGTCTCCTCGGGCGAGGCGATTGACCTAGACGCCAATGGCGGAGTCGAGATCTACGTCGATGTCCTGGCAACGGTCACGGTAAAAAGCTCCATCGGCACCACGGTCCGCGAGTTCGTGGCCGGGTACTCTTCGCCGGGCATCGAGCTACGCAGCCAGTCGTTCACCGGCCAGGCGTACGACGACGGGTCGGGTAAGACTATCACGGGGACAGCGCAGCCCACGAC